TGTACGACGTGGTCGAAACCGGAACCGGCAAGCGGGACAACTCGCTCTTGTGGGTCATCACCACGGCGGGTAGCAACCGCGCTGGCATCTGCTACGAGGTCCGCTCCTTCGTAACCAAGCTGCTTGATGGCGTCTTCGAGGACGACACCCAGTTCGGGATCATCTACGGGCTTGATGATGGGGATGACTGGACAACTGAAGAGTCACTCATCAAGGCTAACCCCAACTGGGGCATTTCGGTGAGGTCCGAGGTGCTCGGGCCGCTGCAGGCCAAAGCCATGCAACTGCCCAGCGCCGTCAACAACTTCAAGACCAAACACCTCAATGAATGGGTGAACGCCGACACGGCCTGGATGGACATGCGCTCCTGGGATGCCTGTACCGAGCAAGGGATGTTCATTGAGCAATTCGAAGGCCAGCCCTGCTGGATTGGCCTGGACCTGGCCAGTAAGACTGACATTGCTGCCTTGGTGGCGGTGTTCCGGCATCCTGAGGTTTCGGACGCCTACGTGACCTTTGGCAAGTACTACCTGCCCGAGGACACGGTCAACGGCGCAGGCAACAGCCAGTACGGCGGCTGGATGCATTCGGGGCGGCTCATCGTCACCCCGGGCAACGTAATCGACTTTGGCTGGATCGAGTCGGACCTATTGGATATGACCACGCGCTTTGAGATTCAGGCGGTGGCCTTCGACCCGTTCCAGGCCACACAGCTCTCAACTCGGATGCTGGCCGAGGGCCTGCCCATGATCGAGGTGCGCCCAACAGTGCTGAATTTCAGCGAGCCGATGAAGACGCTTGAAGCCTTAGTCCTGCAAAAAAAGCTCGTCCATGACGGTGACCCGGTACTGGCTTGGATGGCCAGCAACGTGGTAGCGCACCTGGACGTCAAAGACAACATTTACCCACGCAAGGAGCGAGCAGAAAACAAGATCGACGGCATCGTGGCACTGATCATGGCGCTCTCTCGGGCTATCAAGCCCGGGGAGAACGTGGTGCTGGGATCCGACTACGAATTGATGCTGCTCTGATCTGATGGGACTATTGAGCTTCTTTGACCGGTTCCGGGCGTCCAGCGATGACCGCTCAAGCTGGGGAGACTTCTGGTTTGAGCCCGTATCGGCCAGGACGTCCAGTGGCGTTCGTGTCACCCCTGATGCGTCGCTTCGTCTTTCTGCGGTTTATGCCTGTGTGCGCATCTTGTCCGAGACGATGGCATCTCTTCCCATCGTGCTCTACCGAAAGCGGGTCGATGGTGGAAAGGACCGGGTCACCGATCACTGGCTGCACACCTTGCTATGCCGGCGGCCCAACCGGTACCAAAACCCGTTCGAGTGGCGGGAGATGCTGCAAGGCCACCTGGCTCTGCGCGGCAACGCGTACTGCCAGATCATCACCAACCCCCGCGGTGAGATCGTGGAGTTGGTGCCCATCCATCCTGACCGGGTGCGCATGGAATTGCTGCGCTCAGGTGAGTTTCGCTACCGGGTGACAGACCGCTTTGGCGATGAACTGGTACTGCCCCGCGGCGACATTTGGCACTTGAAGGGCTTGTCATCGGACGGCTTGATGGGCATGAGCCCAATTGAGTTGGCACGTGAAAGCCTGGGGATGGCGCTGGCCGCCCAGGACTATGGCGCACGGTTCTTTGCCAACGACGCCAAACCTACTGGGGGATGGATTGAATTTCCTGGGTCGTTCAAGGATGCTGAAGCCAAGAAGGTGTTTCGCGAGTCCTACCAGGCGGCTCAATCCGGTGCCAACCGAGGCAAGGTGCTGGTGTTGGAAAACGGCATGAAGTTCCACGAGGTGGGCGTGACCAACAAGGATGCCCAGTTCCTGGAACTGCGCAAATTCCAGATCACCGACATCGCCCGACTGTTCCGTGTTCCACCGCACATGATCGCGGACCTGGATCGCGCCACGTTTTCCAACATCGAGCAGCAGTCGCTGGAATTTGTCATGCACACCATGACGCCTTGGGCCGAACGCTGGGAGGCCTCCATTGGCGCCGAACTGCTGCTCGATGGGGATGAGTTGGAAGTCGAATTTGACTTTGCCAACTTGATGCGAGGTGACGCCGCCAGTCGCTCGGCTTACTACCAAAGCGGCATTCAAAACGGTTGGCTCACCCGCAACGAAGCACGTGTGGCGGAGAACCTCAACCCATTGGACGGTCTGGACGAGCCCTTGCGGCCGCTGAACATGGTGGAGGAAGGCGATGCGGAGTCGGCGGAAATGAGTGATGAAACCTCTGACCCCACCACTGAGACCCCATCTCCTGCGCAGGATGGCGCGCGCACACGGTTGCAGGCCGTGGTCGCCAGCGCTGCTGATCGATGGGCGCGGCGCATCAGCCGATCGGGCGCCATCGATGACAAAGAAATTGGCCTGATTGCGGAGGCGCTGGCGGTACCGCTGGCCGCTGCCGAGTCCTGGGCTGCCAAACAAAACGGGCAAGTGCTGGCCGAAGCCGACTTGCGTGTCTCTCTGATTCAACTGGGAATGAATCCATGAACCATCAATTGCTGGTTGCTGAATTTTTGGCGACCCCCTGGGCACTCATGCCCGAACGACTCAATGCCCTGGCCAGTGTGGTCATGCGCTGGTCAGCGGGAATTCCTGCTGAGGCTGACAACATGGTGCGCATTCAGGCCGATCGTGTAATCCGTGAGTCTCGGCGACAAAATGCGGCTGTCCAGTCCTCGGGCGGCATTGCAGTGCTGCCACTCTATGGCGTGGTCACCCAACGCGGCAACATGGTCGACGATGTATCCGGCCCTGGCAGTACAAGCACCCAACAGTTTTCTGCTGCCTTGCGCCAGCTACTTGCTGATGACTCCGTGGGGCAGATCCTGATCGACATCGACAGCCCTGGTGGCAGTGTCTATGGCGTGGCAGAACTGGCAGATGAAATCCAGGCCGCACGCAACCAAAAGCATGTGGTGGCAGTCGCCAACTCACTGGCCGCGTCCGCCGCGTACTGGATCGGATGCTCCGCCTCGGAGTTTTATGTCACCCCTGGCGGTGAGGTGGGGTCGATTGGCGTGTGGCAAGCCCACCAGGACTACAGCAAAGCCCTCGATGACGCGGGTGTCAAAACAACCCTGATTTCGGCTGGCAAGTTCAAAGTTGAAGGCAACCCCTACAGCCCTCTGGATGCGGAGGCTCAGGGCTTCATGCAGTCACGCGTGGACGACTACTACGCCGCGTTCACCAAGGCAGTGGCCCGTGGCCGTGGCGTGTCCATCGCGCAAGTGCGCGAAGGCATGGGTCAGGGCCGTGTTCTGGGCGCCGATTCGGCCTTGGCTCAAAACATGGTGGATGGCGTCGCCACTTTGGACGATGTCATCAAAAAAATGCGACGTGGTGCCAAGCAACAGGTTCGACCTGGCGCATCACGCCTGAAGCAAGCGCGCGATTCTCTGGCGCTGCTGTAACCCCATCCCGGTGCGCCTCCGTCGAGTCGCCCAGGCCTGAAACACGACCCGTCGGTCGTCACCCATTTCATATCCACTCCACCGCCACACCGACAGGTGCCAGGCGGTTTTTCATTTTTGGAGAACCCCAAATGAGTAAGCAACTCCGTGAACTGCAGGCCCGCAAAGCAGGCCTGATCAAGGAAGCCCGTGCGCTGACCGACATTGCAGCGTCCGAAAACCGTGACATGAATGACGAGGAAAACTCGGCATTCGATGCCCTGAAATCCCGCATCGAGGCAGCCTCTGCGGCCATCGACCGCGAGTCAGCCCTGATCGCTGAAGAAGCGCGCATGGCCATGACCACAGATGCAACAGCCGGCAGCTTCATCACCGTCACTGACAACCGCGATGCTGACCCCAAACACGGCTTCAAAACCGTGGGTGAATTCATGCAGGCCGTCTTCCAGGCAGAAAAGCCTGGCAAATCGGTCGACGATCGCCTCCTGATTGGTGGTGGGCGTGGCGCAGCAGCCCCGAGCACTTATGGCAACGAGGGCGCCGGCCAAGACGGTGGCTTCTTGGTGCCTCCCGAGTTTTCGCAGCAGATCTTTCGCTTGTCGCTGGGCGAGGACTCGTTGCTGCCCCTGACCGACAACGTCGAGATCAGCGGCAACAGCATGGCGTTTCCCAAGGACGAAACCACGCCCTGGGGTACCAACGGCATCCGAGCCTACTGGCAAGGTGAAGCCTCCTCGGCGCTCGCTACCAAGCCTGTGCTCGGCCTGTCCACGCTGCGCCTCAAAAAGCTCATGGCCCTGGTGCCGACGACCGACGAGTTGCTCGATGATGCCAACGCGCTCACGAGCTACCTGCCCGAGAAAGTGGCCGACTCGATTCGCTGGAAAACCAACGAATCCATCCTCTTCGGCGCAGGCAGCGGTGTGCCCATCGGTGCGCTGACCGCCGGAGCCACTGTCACGGTGGCCAAAGAGTCGGGCCAAACCGCTCAGACGCTGTTGCCGCAAAACCTGGCCAAAATGATTTCGCGCCTGCCCACCGGCAGCTTTGCCAAATCGGTCTGGATCATCAACAACGATGTGCTGCCAGCGCTGTTCACGCTCACCTTGGGCAACTACCCGATTTACCTGCCCAACGGCCTGACGGTTGGTGGCATCCAGGTTTCGCCCTACGGGACGCTGTTGGGCCGTCCGGTGTTTGTCTCTCAGCATGCCAATTCGTTCTCGAGCCAAGGCGATGTGCTGCTGGTGGATCTGTCTTACTACCAGACCATCACCAAAGCTGGCGGCTTGCAAACGGCCACCTCCATGCACCTGTATTTCGATGCCGATCTGACGGCCTTCAGGACCACCTTCCGTATGGACGGTCAGTCCAAGGTGACCGCGCCGATCAACCCCGCCAAGGGCAGCGCCTCGATGTCCCCGTTCATTCAACTGGGCGCGCGCTGATCGCCCTCACTCACAAGGAGAACTCTGATGTTTCCCAATGCAAAGGGCAGCGAACTGCTCGCCATCCTGGCCACGATCGATCCTTCCAACCAGGCGGCAGGTGCCGCCACCACTGGCTGGATCTCTGCGGCCGAACACCATGCGCTGTTGGCCATCGTCCAGACCGGCGTGCTTGGCACGGGAGCCACGGTGGACGCCAAGCTCCAGCAGGCGCTTGATGCCACGGGCACCGGTGCCAAAGACATCACGGGCAAGGCAATCGCCCAGATCGTTAAAGTCAGCGGCGACAACAAGCAGGTCCTCATCAACGTCAAGCCAGAAGAGCTGGACACGGTGGGTGGATTTGGATTTGTGCGCCTGTCTGTCACGGTTGCGGTCGCGGCCAGCCAGACGACTGCGCAAGTGCTGGGCATCAACCCACGTGAACTGCCGGCCCAGACAGCCAACCAGAGCGCCGTTGTGCAGATCGTCTGATGCCGCTGCAACTCGTCATCCCCCCCGCAGGGGAGCCGGTCACGCTTCTGGAGGCCAAGCAACACCTGCGGGTGGATGTTGACGATGACGATGCGCTCATTGGCTCACTGATTGCGGCAGCCCGTCAGGCGGCGGAGACCATCACCGGCAGGCAGTTGATGACTGCGCGCTGGAAGTTGGTGCTCGACGCCTTCCCGAGTGCAACGTTCACGCACGCGGTATCCGGCGCCACATTCAGTTTGCCAGCGCACGCGGTTTTGCTGGCCAAGTGCCCCGTGCAGACTGTGCTCAGCATCGAGTACCTCGACATGAACGGTACCCTGCAAACCATGCCTGCTGACGACTACGTGCTGGACGCCGCTTGTGAGCCCGCCCGGTTGACTCCCGCCTTTGGCAAAGCCTGGCCACCCACCTTGCCGCAAATTGGGGCCGTCACGGTCACCTTTGATGCGGGCTACGGGCTGGCCAGCGCGGTGCCCGAGGGCATAAAAAGCTGGATCAAGTTGCGTGTAGGCAGCCTCTACGGTCACCGTGAAGAAGTGTCTGTGCTTACGCGCGGGCGCATCGATCCTTTGCCCTTTGTGGATGGCCTCCTCGATGGCTATCGGGTGAGCCTGGTATGAGCACGATCGGCGCAGGTCAACTCAAGCACCGCGTGCGCATCCAAGAGCCCTCGGTGACCAAAGATGCGTTGGGTGCGCCCACACAGACCTGGGCCGATCTGGCCACGGTGTGGGCAGACATCCAGCCCCTATCTGGGCGCGAGGCGCGCATCGCAGACCGCATCGCGGCTGAAGTGAGCCACCAGATCACGGTGCGATACCGGCCTGAACTGGATGATTCCGAGGCAGTGGCCCAGATGCGCGTCTTGTACAGGGACCGCGTGTTTGCCATTCAGGCCGCCCTCAACGATGACGAGGCCAATGTGGCCGTGATCTTGCTGGTCAGCGAAGGAGTGCGTGATGGCTAAAACCGAAACCGTGCGCGTCGAAGGTCTGGCACAACTGGACCGGGCGTTGCGTGAACTGCCGCTGCGTGTGGCCAACCGGGGCCTGCGTGCGTCGGTCTATGCCGGCGCTAAGGTGGTCCGCGATGAGGCCCGCGCACGGGCTCCGAAGGCCGCTCAGTCGCTGGGCCCGAAGCAGCCACCACCTGGCACGCTCAAACGCTCGGTCATCATGAAGCACATCCGCGAACTCTCGGGTGGTGGGCGTCAGACGTTCTACGTGCTGGTGCGCCACGGCAAGAAGTACCGCAACCAGGGCAAGCGTGGCAATCTGTCACAAGACGCCTGGTACTGGCGATTCCTGGAATTTGGCACGCGCAAGATGGGCGCCAGACCCTTCTTGCGGCCAGCCCTTGAATCGCGCCGCCGAGAGGCGGTGGACGCCATCAAAACGCGCCTGGCCCAACGCATTGAGATCGAGGCCAAGGCCTTGAGTGGGCGGCCCTGATGCAAGCGTTCTATGACGCCATCAAACACCTGGCTGCGGGTCAGGTGTACGCCGTCGTGGCACCTGCTTCTGCCCAGTATCCAACGCTGGTCTACACCCCAATCGATGAGACGCGCATCGTGTCGCTCGATGGCATCAACCCGCTGCGGCGTTCCCGGGTGCAAGTCGACGCCTATGCCCGAACGCTCCTGGCTTGTGAGCAGTTACAGGACGACGTCCTCTCTGCCTTGCTGGCAGACATCCACTCGGTGGCCGATGTGCGCATGGGCCTGACCGACTTCGACGCGCAAGCCGGTGTCTACCGCATGTCGGTGGATTTCACCTACTACCGCTGATCCGCCTGACCAGTCTGACCTGACTGAGGGTGGGGCAATTTTTAACTTTTCAGGAGGAACTCCATGTCCAGCACTGCCATCACCGCGCAGGGCATCACCATTGCCCGCTTTGGCGCCACCACTTTTGAGACGATCCCCAACGTCGTGTCCTTTCAAGGCCCGGGCGGTCAGGCCACGGTCATCGATGTCACCAACCTGGCGTCCACCGCCAAAGAAAAGCGCGTCGGTCTGCGTGACGAGGGCCAACTCTCCTTGAGCTTGCACTTCAACCCGGACGACACCGTGCACCAGGGTTTGCGCGCCGACCGTGCCAACCGTGCCCGCCGTCAATTCAAGATCACCTTCACCGACACCACCCCTGCGGCGACCTGGACGTTTTACGGCTATGTCACGCAGTTCAGCGTTCAAGGCGGTGTGGACGCGGTGGTCGAAGCCAGCGTCACGATCGAGATCGACGGCGACATCACGGAGGCTTGATTCCCATGACCCACATGAACATTCTCACCAAAGACGCCATCCTGGCTGCGGACGACCTGCCGCGTGAAATCGTGCCGGTGCCCGAGTGGGGTGGCGACGTGTATGTCCGCACCATGAGTGGTACCGATCGTGATGCGTTTGAGGCCAGCTTGATTGGCAAAGAAGGCCGACTGGAAAACGTCCGTGCTCGCCTTGTGTCGCTGACCCTGTGTGATGAGGCCGGCAGCCGACTGTTCACCGACAGTGACATCACCGCGCTGGGTGGGAAAAGCGCCCGCGCGCTGGACCGTGTGTTCGCAGTGGCCCAGCGGCTCAACGGCATTGGCGCCGACCAGGCGGACGTCGCAAAAAACGCCTGAAGGCCAATCCCACCCGGCAGTTTGTCTTTCGTCTGGCGTTAGCACTTGGCATGCCGGTGCGTGAGCTGTTGGCTCGCACCGGCTCAGACGAGCTCACCGAGTGGATGGCCTTTTACCAACTCGAACCCTTTGGTGACATGCGCGCTGACCTCAGAAGCGGTGTGATCGCATCCACCTTTGCCAACGCCAACCGAACCAAACACGCCCAAGTGTTCACACCCGAGGATTTCATGCCCTACCTGGATCGTCCTCAGCCGCAGACCAGTGCGCGCGTGAACGTGGAGCGTTTCAAGGCGATGTTCTCCCATAAGGTGAAAAACAAGGTGAATAAGCATGGCTGATCTGGGATCCTTGGTTGTCAAGCTGTCGG